GAGGTTAACGTGTAAGCGATCTGATGCAGCACTCAGGTCAATGGTGTCGCAGGATTGTGAGTAAGAACCAGCTTCGGCGTAACGCCGATTAGGTTCTTGGTCTCGCAGGTCCACGATCCACCTTAAAGGAGATCGACCGATAGAATCAATCATCCATCGGCTAACCTCCTGCTGAAGCATCATCCTGGAGGACGTTTCCATGCAGATAGTTCGCATGGTTTTAACGTTCTTCGGGACGAAGCGCAACTCAGCAACCTGCTCCTCTCTTGTTTGCCCCATCCATGGGGTAATGGAGCTACGCTCAAGCGCTTTTCCAAAAGCGCCGGAACGGAAGCCCCATGCACTTACAGGATCCAGCGTGAAGTTATCCAACTTCTCGCCTGGGGTCCGGAACCCCCCCGCCACCAATCCCGGCCCATTCTTTGGGAGGAATATGGTATCATCGAAGTCGAGGAAAAACTGCTCCACTATTATGTGGAGGACTTCGGTGATGTACGCGGGTACCTGTAGCTCACCTAATTCTCGTTCAACCTCTAGCCAGTCGCGAAAGGCGGCGGCTTCAAGGTTGGTGTCAACGAAGTCCATCTTCTTTCCATAATTCAGGAAAGAGAGAATGAATTTCAGACAACGAGCATCGCCAGTCTTCCAAAAATGGAGGTACTCACGAAAGATCGGAGTACTTTTCATCTCAGGGAGAAACTCGCCTGTTAAGGTAAGATCTGACACGGTCGTCATACTATGGACGATCGAGTCAGCTAGCGATGAATAGCGAACAATCAAAGACCGTGGGTTTTCTGTACAAAGGCGTCGAAAGAACCGCCTTAAGACAGACACGGGCTTAGACTTGTCCACCGGTGAATCAAGGAGGAGGGATAGGTAGGCTTGCACGAACAGTTCATATGTATGAGCGTTCACGCCACCTACTAATCCTACTATACGCGCCTTAGTCTCGTCATTAAAGTTCACGACGAGTCTCTTTCCGAGGGTTAGCATTACCTCGGAACCACTCATTACACCGGAATTGCTCGTGACACCACATTGGCGTCGAACTGAGCAAGTACCTTCGTGGTCGGCAGGCCGTTGGCGCCCGTTAATTCTTGGGCGATAATGCCAAAGGCCATACCAATCAGCGTAAGGCACGATTGCGGTGTCCCAGTGACAAACTTCCC